AGTTTTTTATAATAATAATTTTTTTTTTTTATTAATTTTTGTTTTTTTATTTTTTTATTTTTTTTTTTTTTATTTTAAAACTGTTTTTTTTTTGAATAATTATATTTTTTTTTAAATAATTATTTTTTTTTGAATAATTATATTTTTTAAATAAGTTGAATTTTTTTTAAATAAGTTGAATTTTTTTTATTTATTTATTGTTTTACAAATCTAATACAAATATTACAATTGTATTTGTTGTAATATTCTTGTAAATATTTTGTAATTACAAAATTACAATTGTAATTAGTTGTATTTTGTTGTAATTTACAAATTAATATAAAGATTTTTTCATTAAATATTTAATGAGTGAACTCATAATAAAGAATAAGAGAATTGTTGATTTTTATAATAAAAATGAAAGTTTAGATGTTGAAGCAATTAACTTAATAGTTATTAATCTTTTAGAACAATTACTTGATGGAATGAATTCAAATGTAGTTTCAGGTATCAATTCTCAAATTTTAAGTGATGTTGGAGAACTTAAATCAAAAATGTTTGATATTTCTAGTTCTATTAATAAATTAAATACTGATATTACAAATTCTATATATGTTAAATTACAAGATGTTAAGAAAGACTATATTGAAGAATATAGAAATATATTATTATCCAATTTTTCTCAAAACAATGAAAAGTTAGGTTCTCTATTACAACAAAATAATTCTAGTTTGATAGATAAAACTACACTTTTATTAAATGATGTTCTCCCAAAGAATAATGAAAATCAACAAATTATTTTTAAAGATACTATTATTGATTTTCAAAAATCTATTACTGAAGATACTAAATTAATATTATCTTCTTTAAATAAGGATGATAAATTAAATGATTTTTTTATAAAATTCGAGAACAAGTATAACCAATTAATACAACCTTTTCAAGGAATTATAAATTCTAGCGAAGAACGTTTACAACGCGAAATCACAAATGTTAAAAATACTCAAATGCCAGAAACCCTTTTAAAAGAACTTACTGATTTTTTTAATAAATATAAAAATTCTAGTTATAAAGGTCAATTGGGAGAAATGCAACTTGAAACTATAATTAATCAAATCTTTCCTTGTGATGAAATTATAAGAACAACATCTATTAAAGCTTCAGGTGATTTTAGAATTAATCGTGAAAATAGAGAACCTTTAATAATTGAAACAAAAGACTATGATAGAAATGTAACATTAGATGAAGTTAAAAAGTTTATACGTGATATTGAAGAACAAAAATGCCACGGTGTTTTTCTTTCTCAAAATAGTGGCATAACATCTAAACAAAACTTTCAGATCGATATGAGTAATAAGAAAATTCTAATATATATTCATAATGTTAAATATGATAGCACTGTCATCAAGATGGCAATTGATGTTATTGATAACTTATCAGAAAAATTCAATTTGTTAGAAAATGATGATATTATAGATTTTTCTATAACCGATGAGAACCTAAAAGAAATTAATAAAGAATATAGTGATTTTATTAATAAAAAATTATTATTTATTGATAATTTTAAAGAAAGTCAAAAAAAATTATTAAATCAAGTAGAAGATATCAAGTTTCCTTCTTTATCTAAATTTTTATCACAAAAATGTGGAAATATACTAATTAATGAGAACCAAGGAATAATTTGTTCAATTTGTAATAAATTTACTGCACAAAATAATAAATCTTTAGCTGCACACCAAAAAGCATGCAAAAAAAGACAAAATCTATCAGAAACTGATAAAATTGTTGTTAATACCAGAAACTAACAAATCATAAACATATTTATTATCTATAAATATGTTTTTCTTTTCAATCGGTTTAATCAATGAACTTTATATGAATACTTGTATTAATATCATTTAATGGAAAGTGTATCATCGATTTTTTATTAAACCTTTTTTTATAATTAATTTTATAGGAAGGGTTATTTATTGGAGTTTCCGACCATTCTAAATATTCGTTATATGTTTTCCAATATGTATGCTTTCTCATATATTGTACAACATCATAATATTTTTATATTACTTTAATTATGGTTATAAGATTTTTTCGCACGCATGTAAATACATATTTGAAATAATCAAACAATATAAACACATGATAAAATAATATACAATGATTAAAAATAATTCTATTCCTATGATATTTTATATGAAATCTGAAAGTAATAATGAATTTTGTTTTACAAAATGCAAAATTTACAAAAATGGTCCTAGATATAATACTAATTTACGAGGATGTGATGGAAATTTGATAATTATTAAATTATCAGACGGACGTTTTATTAAAACTAACGATTTATGGTATGAATTAGATGGACCCTTTAATGAAACCTCATTTAAAACTATATCAATAAATGATCTAATCGGTGAAGTTATTCCTATTGACTATAAAGAAGTAGATAAATTATTCAATGTTGATGAAGAATATATCTATCCTATTATCGGAAGATAATCTGCAAATATATAACTTCTCTTCAATAATTATATATTTAAAATATATAATGGAAAATATTAAATATATAATTATTACAATAATTATTCTGGATATTTTATTATTAATATTAATCGGAGAACAAAATATTAATAAAAATAATCTAATTTTTTCATATACTATTATACTAACACATGTGGCTATATTAATTGGTATATGTTTTTTTAATAAAATGAATGAATATATAATTATAGGTATTTCTGTTGTTGCAATTTATTTGTTAATAAAAATTATTACTATTAGTAAAAGAAATAAATAACTACTTATCAAGAAACAATTTATTAATTTATTTATATAAAATATTATTTATATAATTGTATATGTCAAAACCTTCATCGTTCTCTACTATTTGTACATCCAATTGCGCTTTTGAATTAATTGGATTACTGTTATCATTATCAATATATCATACTAATGAACATGTTTATATATTATGTGATAGTAAAACTAGGGATATTATTAACAACATGACACCACAACCTCAACTTCAAATTAATTGGTTTATAGAATTAGATAAGTACTCTGGATTAGATCGTCAATCTATGGTAGCAAAAGGTATTTGGAGTGATTTTCAAATGGCAAAAGCAAATATTATAAAATATACTTTAAATAAAGAAAATGATACATTATTTTTAGATAGTGATATTATTATTACAAATATTATAAATGATATTGATTATACAAAAGATATTGGAGTTTCTCCACAATATATCAAAAAACAATATTTGCTAGAAACTGGATACTATAACGGTGGTATGTTATGGACCAAAAATAAAAATGTTCCTATCGACTGGATCGAATATACAAAAAAATCTCGGTATTTTGACCAAGCATCTATTGATGATCTGGTTAATAAATATGATTATTTTGAATTCGGGGAAAATTATAACCTACAATGTTGGCGTTATTTGTTATCGAATGAACCCAATAAAACTATTGCGTCATATATAACATCTAAACCACATGATAAACTTTATTATAAATCCCAACCACTTAAATTTATTCACACTCATTTTCTAGATCCTCGTTTTAAAGAATTCAATCTTATTATTTTAAATCATTTACAAAAAGCAAACATGTATAAAATACTAGCAATTATTTATAGAGTTATCAATAATAAATGGTTAATTAAAATTCCAAAACAACCTTTAAATGGTATTGCATTTCATAAAAATGATAGTTTTCGTGAAATACCAATCATGTTAAAAAATAAAAATAAAGATCTTGATATATCCTTTCATACACAATCAATACATTGTTGGCTTGAACCTAATATCTTATTATATGATCGACCTACAATTGAATGGTGCAATAATGAACTTAATAGTGCTTCATTATTATTACTTGGTAATGGCAGTGTAGATGTTGAAGGAAAATTATTGTGTGATAAATATTCTAATTTAGTTGTACATCCTTGGATTTTTTGGCCAAGAAAACCCATGTTATTAGAAAAATTATTGACTTCTCATAATTTACTATCTTATACAGAGAGAAATATCGAATCTATTTTTATTGGTAATATTGAAAATAATGTTCAAGATAAATATCGCGCAAATAATAATTGGAATGAAGTCATTTCTGAATATCACTGTACGAAAAGTAAAGAATACCTATTTTCACATGAAGAATACTTATTAAAATTACGTGGTGCTAAATATGGTCTTTGTTTACGTGGGTATGGTTCCAAATGTCATCGTGAAATTGAATTAATGGCATGGGGGACTGTTCCAATTATTACACCTCATGTTAATGTTTCATCTTACATGGAACCACTTATTGAAAATGTACACTATATATATGCTGAAAACACAAATCAATTAGTTCAAAAATTAAAATTAATAGATGAAAATAAATGGAGAAAAATGTCAAATTCTTGCCATGAATGGTATATGAAAAATGTTCATAGTTCAAATTTTTGGAATAATATGATATCCAATATACTATTTCATTAAATACATAATATTATGTTTTTATCTCTATTTTTTTTTCGATTGTTGTAATATATGAACTCTGTTATTGTTATCATGGCTGGCGGTTTAGGTAAAAGAATGAATTCCAATATTCCAAAAGTATTACATCTAATTCATAATAAACCTATGATTATTCATATTATTGAAAAAGCTATACAATTAAAACCTGAAAAAATTTATATTGTTGCTGGTATATTTCTACCAGTTATTGAACATGCTATTTGTTTATATAATTTATTAAATCATATTACTTTTATTGAACAAAAAAATCCTCTAGGTACTGGTCATGCTATTCAATGCTGTAAACCATTTTTACAACAACATAATAATACAAATACTATTATATTATCCGGTGACGTACCTTTAATTGAAACTGATACCATTAAACATCTATTAAATATTGAAAAATATGTTAAAGTTCTCACATCATATGTTGAAAATCCATCTGGATATGGTAGAATTATTGAAGTAAATAATATTTTTGAAAAAATTGTTGAAGAAAAAGATTGTACATCTAATGAAAAACTTATTAATAAAATTAATTCTGGTATATATTGTTTTAATACAAATATTTTATGTAAATATATTATGCAAATTAATAATAATAATAATCAAAATGAATTCTATCTAACTGATATTATTGAAATTATCAAAAATAAGGAAAATATTACTATTGAACAATATAATATAAATGAAAAAAATTCTTATCAAATACTTGGTGTTAATACTGAAGAACAATTAAAACAACTTAACCTATTGTAAAACAATATAAAAAATATTTTTGTATTTAATAAAGTATGAGTGAAACTGCTAAGCAACATATTTCTCTTGTAGTATGTGGTCATGTTGATGCGGGAAAATCTACAACAACTGGACATTTAATTTTTAAATTAGGTGGAATTTCTTCTCGTGATATGGAAAAACTCCAAGCCGAAGCTGATCAACAAGGTAAAAGTTCTTTTGCTTTTGCTTATTTTATGGATCGCGATAAAGCTGAACGTGAACGTGGTGTAACTATCAATTGCACTACTAAAGAATTTTATACTGAAAGTTATCATTATACTATTGTTGATGCACCTGGTCACAGAGATTATGTCAAAAACATGATTACTGGTGCTGGATGTGCCGATGCTGCATTGTTATTGGTACCTGCTGAAATGGGTGGTTTTGAAACTGCCATTGCCAAAGGTGATCACTCTACTGGTGAAATCCAAGGACAAACTCGCCAACATGCAAAGTTATTAGGTCTTCTTGGTATTGAGAAACTTATTGTTGGGGTAAATAAAATGGATTCGTGTGATTGGTCTGAACAACGTTTCAATGAAATCAAAGAAGAAATGACAAAAATGATTACTGCTTCTGGTTTTAAGCCAAAACAAGTTGCATTTATTCCTTATTCTGGTTATAAAGGCGAAAATCTTGTTGAAAAAACAGATAAGATGCCATGGTTTACTGGATGGAAAGCTAACATTAATAAAGATACTGTTGTTGAAGGACATACTTTATATGATGCACTTGAAAAACTTATTAAACCACCAAAACGTTTTCCTGATAAAGATGTTCGTATTCCTATTAATGGTATTTATAAGATTAAGGGGGTCGGTGATGTTATTACTGGTCGTATTGAACAAGGTACATTAACTGCTGGTGATGTTGTACGTGTTGTTCCTCGTGGTCTAGATGGTTTGAAAATATTTAGTATTGAAATGCATCATAAAACATGGCCAAATGCTTTCCCTGGTGATAATATTGGTATGAATATGAAAGGATTAGATAAAGCTAATATGCCAAAAGTTGGTGATATTATTACTTTGCAAAAACAAGCTTTGTGTGAACCAGTCGAAAGCTTTATTTGTCAAGTCGCTGTTCAAGAACATCCCGGTCAACTTAAACGTGGATTTTCACCATTAGTTCATGTGCGAACCGCTAAATCTTCTTGTAAAATGACAAATATTGTTTGGAAAATGAGTAAGAAAACAGGAGATCAAAAACTAGAAAATCCTGATTTCTTGGAAAGAGGTGAAAACGCTGAAATAGAATTTGTTCCACAACAACCTATTTATTTGGAACCATTTGATCAATGTGCGGGATTAGGACGTATTGCAGTTATGGACTCCAATCAACTTGTTATGCTCGGTAAAGTAATAAGTGTTAAATATAAACCATACAAAAAGTAAAAATATTATATAATAATGACACTAACTTTTTTATATTTTACATGTATTGGAGTTACTGAATGGGTTTTTTTATATAATCTCGGATTTTATAGCGATTATTAATATTTTTGATTTTACTTATACTAATACTTAATAAATAGTTTAATTATTATAATATATATATTTATATATTATAATGGTTCTTATAAATATACTTACTCGAACTGGTAATCGTGAAAACTATTTCAAAATATTAAAAGATACTATAGATATACAAACTTATAAAAATATTAGACATATTAAAAGTAACGATAACCCAAATTGTACATATTTAAATAATGAAATTGATGTATTTCCTGTTATTGCTGATCGTTCAACCGGTGAAGTTTTTTACAATTTATATTTAAACGAACTCGGTGAACAATTGAAAGAAGGTTGGGTTGTTATATTAGACGACGATAGTAAATTAATTGATACTTACTTTTTAGAAAAATTAGCTGAAGTATGTGAAAAATCAAACCAAGATGAAGTTCTTATATACAAAATAAGACTAGCAAGAGGGTCTTTTTTACCAAGTGATAATAATTTTCAAAATAATAGAATTGTAAAAGCTAATGTTGATATGGCTAATTTTTGTATACATTCTAGTGCTTTTAGTAAATTTAAATTTCATACTAAAAGCTGTGGTGATTTTTATTTTTTAGATTTGATCCGAAAATCTAACGAATATAAATTTAAATTTGTTGATTTGCCATTAGGCGTATGGGCCAATTATGATGGTTGTAATAAAGGAAAATAAATTTATATTTATTTCCTATTTCTAAATATTTATTTCCTATTTCTAAATATTTATTTCCTATAGTATATTTATAGAATGGCTAAATATGAATTAAGTCAGGGTGGTATTCTGCAATATTGTAACGATGCGATTGGAAAAGTTAAAAAATATAATCAAAATCTTGCTTCTATTGATGCTAATACACCTGTAATTAATATCTGGAATAAAGTAG